ACTCTCATTTCAATATCTTTAAAAGTACAATTAGAGGTATCATAACCTTTATTGTTAAGATGTTTAATAAAATCAACTTTTGCTTGCTTAGGTGTTATATAATTATCACTATACACATAACCAGTACCAATCCTTGACCATAAAGGAATATTCCAAACCCAACCATTTTCTAATGCACTACAGTCAGTTACACTATCTAGTTGTTTTTCCTTATCAGTGTAAGCCACTCTTGTTGCCCATGCTCTATTATTTGGCAAAATATGTTCGTAACTCTTAAAGGGAACTTTCATTGCTTTTCCAAGCAATAAACTGTTGAAGCCTGTACAATCTATAAATAGATCACCAAATATTGTATTGCCATTGTCTAACACAATACTATTAATACCTATATCTGATTTGTTACAAGTAATAACTTCGCCGCTTATATGCTGTACTCCTAAGTTTTTACAGAATTTATCTCTAAGCCATATACCTAATTTAGCGGCATCAAAATGAAAAGCAGTGTCATTATAAAAGTCAAATCCTTTTAAGTCAGGATGATCAACAAGCATTTTATTTTGTTTTACTAGTGACATTTGAGGATAATAAGAGTCTACATAATTATCGACAGGAGTTTCTGGGTATAAAGTTTTTTTAATAAACCAATCTTCTCTTTGGTGCATACAACTATCAAATAACGGCTGTCCAAAGGGATAATACCAAGATCCGCTATTATGCTTATGAAAGTTATTGAATTTTATAGCAAGTTTGTAACTTGCATCGGTTTCTTTTACAAAATCTTTGTCGTGTATTCCTACCATCCTTAGCCAAGCACGTATTCCTCCTACAGTGCTTTCGCCAACTCCAACTGTGGGTATGTTAGGACTTTCAACTACAGTAATATTAACATTGTTTATCTGAGATGCTATTGTAGCGGCAGTCATCCATCCTGCACTACCGCCTCCTACTATTACAATATCTTGTATATCAATGCTCATAGGGGCATCCTTTTGCTTCTGCTAAACTTTCATATCTTTCTTTTAATGGTCTAAATTTGTTCTTATCACGTAGAGTATTGCATAATTTTATATCTTCCCACGGACACTGTTGCTGTTGTATTTTTACAACATCATCACTGTAAAATTTAAAATATGCAATAGCATCTCCTTTTTTAATTTGAATTTTATCTATTAATTTTTTACATTCAAATACAATTTCAGCAGGCCTTGTCCATTTTGCAATGTCAAATTCGCCAGGATATAATGTTGTTTTATCTGTAAAATCATTATAGTGCATAAATGCAGGTAGCATTTGCATTTGCATACTGTGTGGTGTTTGAAAAATATTTAACCAATCGATGCCTATCATAGGATATTTATTCTTTCCACGTTGACTGTCAAATAAAAATCTTGTGTCAATTAAACAATCAAATTGTTCTTGATTAAGATTAGGACAGTTAATTTTAACATCACCAGTTTTTTCGTTAACATCTATTTCAATAGTAAGATCGTATGGTGCATAAAACACAAACATATTCTTTATAAAGTCGGTGTGTGCCGGACATTTTAAAACAATATTTCCTTTACGTTCGCTAATATAATTTTTTTGTAAAGGTACTAAAATATCTTGCGAAATATCTAACATTTCGATTAGACATGCAGGATGGTCTATATTCCATTCACTACTGGTTATAAACGACCAATTAATTAATGCCATGCTTTTTTATTTCTCTTAATCTATCCAATTCGGTGCTATGATGATGACCATCTAAATATCTAAATTTTTCAAATTCAACATAATTTTTAATTATCAGATCTTTTATTGCTTCCTTATTTAAATCAATATTTTTTTCTATCATCTTATATCCTAATTGTATTAAAAATATTGTCCAATTCTGCCCACCAAACATTGTATTATATTTTGTTGTAGTAGGTAGTTGTATATTAGGATCTTTAAAATCTTCAATATAACTTAGCATCTCGTCACTAGGGACAAAAAGGTCGTTTACATAATTCCAAAAAGGTGTAGTTCTAATATTATCTGCATAATGCATTGCAACGAAGTTTACACAATTTTCAAACACGATTTTCATTTGTATATTAAAATAATCCACTTCGTTTTTTGTGTAGTGATTTTCGTTTAATATTCCATTTAATTGACCAACTGCATATGTCATTAGTGCTACGCCTGAACTTTCTAACGGTTCAATAAATCCTGCGCTAAGTCCTATACTTACAATGTTATCGTGCCACTGATCTTCGTTATAATAAGGATCCCAATTTATAACTTTTAATTTATCTTTATCTATTCTATTATCCCAATAATCTACAAAATAATCTTTAGCATCATCTATATCAGTTATGTTCCTATTAAACAGCATACCAGTGCCAATTCTATCCTGTACAGGAATTTTCCAAACCCATCCATGATCTACAGCATCGCATTTGACATAAGGGTTTAATTCATTTTCTCTATCATTGTATGGCACATGTCCTGCAATAGCAGTGTTAACAAATAAACGTTTGTCTAAATTTACACGTTTACAATTCTTTCGTAACACTTGTTTAAATCCAGTGCAGTCAATATACAAATCGCTTTTGATTAGGTCGTTGTTTTGTAAATGTAAACAATTAATACCTTCATTTTCATTATAATCAATATCAATAACATCACTGTTTATAATAGTAACTTTGTTTTCTAACTTTTTTCTTACATAGGACACAAGTTTACCACAATCAATGTGTACAGCATAACGTTCTAGTTCGGTCATGTCTACGCTGTTTTTCATACTATTTTCGTAAAACGCTGTACAATATTTTTTAAAATCTAAATCCTGAACATTTGTATATAGATCATAAAGATTCCAGTTTTCTAACATTCGATCATTGCCTTTATAAAAAGGATGCCAAATATCTTCACCAGGTTTTTGCCAATTTGTAAAAAGTATACCTGACTTATAAGCACTTTTTATTTCTAAAAACCAATCTTCTATAGGAAATCCTGCTTCCTCAAGAAACGGCCTAAAAGTTAAAAGTGTAGCCTCCCCAACACCAATAGGTTCTGGCACTTCTTTGTCAACTACAGTAATTTTTATATGTGGTTGTCTGTGGCTTAGATATGCTGCTGTTAACCATCCAGCAGTACCACCGCCTACAATAGTAAGTGTTTTGACTTTCATATAGTGTGTCCTTTGTTTACTGTACTTATAAATATTGCTATGCTTATAGTTGACGATCTGATATCAAAAACATATCAAGAAGAAATAAAACAAACACTTCTTGACATTAAATTTCCTTGGGGATTTATACCTGATGTAACGTCTGCAGGATCGGATATAAATGCTCCGGCACTTATACACAATTATAGATGGGGCGGTAATACACATAGTCCTTATTTTGATATCATTGAACCTATTGCAAGATTAGGAGCAGAGGCAGTAGATTACAAATATAGTAGTGTTATACAAGCAAGAAGTTTTTTACAATTTCCTTTAAATACTAAATTTTTTAATAAAGAAACAGATTTGTTACATATAGATCTTGACTACAGTCACCTAGTAGTGTTATACTATGTTTTAGACTCAGACGGCGACACCCTAATTACAAATAAAACGTTTGATCAAGAAAAGAAAAATTATTTAGATATACCTGCTGAGGAAGATATAGTATTGAGAGTTACACCAAAACAAGGCCGCGCAGTAATATTTGATGGTAAGTATTATCATACAGCTCAACAACCTAAAGACAAATTACGCTGTATTATAAACTTTAATATAGAATGACCAATGATAGAATTTGAAGTTATAGATAATTTTTTACCCGATGATCAGTTTATGAAACTGTCTGGCTATCTGCTGTCTCAAGACTTTCCTTGGTTTTATGCAGAGCATGTATCGCTAGATCCTATAGATAACAATATTAAGAACAAAGAAGCAGTAGAAACAGACGGATATGCACATTTGTTTTATGATCGAAATCTTGGATTAGAATCTGTCACACATAAGGTAATGGAAGACTTTAATAATCAAATACAAAATAAATTTGGTATAACCTACAATGATATAATTCGGTCAAGGGCTAGTATAAAACATCCTAAAATAGGCTATACCGAAGAAAATTATAATCTACCCCATGTTGATTATTTTATTCCTCATCTCAGTTTAATTTATTATCTTAATGATTGCGACGGCGATACAAGAATATTTGAAGAAAAATTCACTCCAGTACCTGCTGGTCCTAATTTAGGAATGGGGTATGATACTTTTAAAGTTAAAGATAGAGTATCACCAAAAGCAAATCGACTTCTTATTATTAACGGACTAAAATATCATACAGCAAGCAACCCTATAAAAAGTAAAAGACGTGTAATTATTAATATTAATACGGAGGCAAAATGAGAATAGATCATGCATTTCCAATTCCTATAGTTACACTTGATTTAGATAAGTCTGCATTAGATGACGTACACAAAAAAGTATGTACTTACGTCAAAGAAAAAATGCCCGAAAGCAAACAAGAAAAAAATAAATTGCTTACTACATACTATCATGATAATAAAAACTTTTTAGGCACAATAAATGCTATTCCTATATTAGAGGAAATTAACAAACATGTAAGGGGATTTTTAGAATTAAAGGGATTAAATCCTAATTGTTATGTTGAAATTACTAGTTGGTTACAAATAAATCAACCAGGATCTTTGTTTAACAGACATGATCATTACGGAGCAATAGTAAGTGGAGTATTTTATCTAGAAGTTCCTGAAAATTCCGGTAATTTAAAATTTCATAATCCTCTAGAACCGAGACGTGCATCAGATGTGTTTTTTGATAGAATAAGAAAAGAAGAAAATCAGTATAATTACGATTTTATTGAATATACCCCCAAAGTTGGCGAAATGATAATGTTTGAATCTTGGCTACAACATAGCGTAGAAATTAATAAGTCAAATAAAGATAGGTTATCTGTTTCTTATAATGTTTGGGCAGATGTAGATGATACAGTAAAAAAATTACGTAACGAAAGAGGTGATCATGGATCCTAGTGTTGAAATGTGGTTCCCAGTAGCTATATACAAAGACTCTGGAATTATATCTATAGAAGAAAATACAAAAGTTTATAATCGTGGTTTAGAATTACAAAAGACTGTTGCTAATGGAGGCAAAGAGTGGTACGGTAATACATATAACACACATGATACTTTTGATTTAACCGACGACGAAATATTTCATCCATTATTAGACCAAATTACAGCCCATGCACACAATTTTGCTGAAATGCACGGATCAAAATCTCAACTAAAAATGTCGGGTGCGTGGCTTAATATTAATTCAGAAGGTACATTTCAAGAGTTTCATACGCACAATAATGCAATTTTCAGTTGCGTATATTGGGTAGCTGCACCTGAAGGCTCAGGTAAATTAATTTTTGAAGATCCTAAAGAACCAGATATGTTGCAAATTAGAAATATTAAATCTAGAAATAGTTTAAGTTTTACACGTATAGGATATAAAGCAGAGGAGAGAAAATTGCTTATTTTTAGATCTTATCTAAGGCATATGGTAGAACCTTGTAATAATAAAACTCCAAGAATGAGTATTGCTGTAAACTTTAGTTAATGTATAATAAATTTGAAATAAATCCTAACTATAAAGTTACCAAGGAAACCTTTAAAGATAGTAAAATTTACTATGTTGATGACTTTTATAAAACTCCGGATGAACTAGTTTCTTATTTACTTACATCTGAAGAACCAAAATTACATAAAGCAAATGATACTCCTAGTTATAATGGTGTGCATTTTTTAGACTATAGACATAATTTTATAGATTATGATGTAGAAAAAGTATCTGATGAATTAGCAAAAGTTTGCAGACAAAAGTGTCTACCTCCGCATAGGAGTGTTGTAGCTACAAATTGTACAAAATTTATTGACAAAGACTTTAATAATTACAAAGAAAATTACTGGGTGCCGCATGTTGACTTTGAAGGATATATTGGAATAATTTATCTAAATCCCTCTACCAATCAAGGCACAAACCTGTACGAACGACTAGAACAAGATGTTTATGATGGACCCGAACATTATGAACCATGGCGGCCTGCAAGTAAATACAAAGTAATAAAAACACTAGAGGGTAAGTTTAATAGAGCAATTCTTTTTGATGCTGAATATTTTTTACATGGTATGAGTGTTACTAACGATGAATTTTTTAAAATATTTAGATTAAATCAGGTACTATTCTTTAGCCCTTAATCTTGCTAAAAATTCTTTATGTCCTATCATAACTTTATTCATACCTAATACTTTACGTTCTTCACGAATGCCGTCAGCAAGTTTTCTATTTGCATCACTTAACATATCATATTCAGCAAGCAGACTGTCACGATCAAACAATTCTAACCCTGCTAAAATTTGTATAAAATGCGGATCTTTAAATAATGCATAGCTACCAGTATGAATAAAATCTTCTAGTATAGGTAAGTTATTTTTCCAATGATCTAACCAATCAGATAAATCTCCTGGTAAGGTCATTTTTTTTATATCTTTCCAAAATTGATTGTGATCTTTATTTGTAACGTAATGCAGTGCAACAAAATCTCGGATATTATGCAACACAATTTCTATTTGTTTGTTGTATTCGTTAATTGATTTTTTAGTATAGTTTGGAAGTCGATGCATAAGCAAAAATGCTTGATTAATGCTAGTGCCAATACTAGTCGCCTCTAAAGGTTCTACAAAACTTGCACTTAATCCTATTGCACAACAGTTGTTTATCCATACACGATCTAATGCACCCGGATCGAACTTAAGATGTTTACCAACATTTATTTTCTTGCCAAGCAATTCTTCTACTTCTTGCTGTGCTTGATCAGCAGTTATGTAATCACTGTCAAAAATATATCCGTTGCCGCACCGATCCCAAACCGGAATAGTAAACATCCATCCATAATCCATTGCTCGCGCAGTAGTCCAAAGATCAATTTCTTGCTTTTGTTCTGTAGGAAATACAATAGCAGATTTCATCTTTAAATATTTGCTGTAACTATTCCACTTTGCTCCTAATTTATTAATTAATAAACGTTTAAATCCAGTACAATCAATAAAAAAGTCACTAGCATAGTTTGTTTTCTCGCCTACAATATAACTGATATCGCCTTGAGCATCTAAAACAACATCATTTATCTCGTCATCTAGTATGTTAATACCTTTTTGTTCTGCTATAATGTGCAAATAATCATTAAGTTTTTGTGTATTGAAATGAAATTGATTGTATGGACTGTCGTTATCTAAATGCCATTGGTCAACTGTATTTTCCCAAGTTCCTAAAGGATTTAATTCTTTGTTTGACCAGTCGTGTGAAATAACTTTCCCGTAATATGTTCTATACTGGCCGTTTATAATTTCATGTTCGGGACCTATGCTATGTAAATAATCCTTATCATGCCAATTTTGGAACATAATGCCGCTTTTAAATGTTGCGTCACAATTTTTTATTATATCTTTAAAATTTAAACCTATATAATTCATGAATTCGTTCCAGTGTTCGGTACTACCTTCGCCTACACCAATAATTCCTATTTTTTCAGAACGAATTATTTGTATTTTTTTACTAGGAAATCTAGTTTTTAATACCAAAGCAGCAACAAGCCCAGCTGTGCCGCCTCCTACAACTGAAATTTTTTCTAGTTTATTCAATTTCTTTGTTCCTTAAGATTTTACTTATAAATATCTGTATGCAAAATATACATTTAGAACATCACCCAATGTTTGTAACCTCTGCTTATACTACTTATGTTCAAGACATCGACAACAGTAAAATAATTGAGCATGTAAACTATTTAGATAACAATGTACCTAATGTTAGACGTCAACGTAGTAATGCAGGAGGATTTCAAACTACTGATATATATCCAATGCCATTTGACTTTGATGAAACAGAAAAACTGTTTGCACAATGGATACAACCAGCAGTTGGTACAATATTAAATGGATGGAATGTACCACATGATATTAATAGCTTTAGTTATTGGTATAATTTAAATCCAAAATTTACCTATAACAGAGAACACATACATGCTAATTCCTTAGTAAGTGGTGTTTACTATATTAAAGTTCCTAAAGATAGTGGTAGGATAGTTTTTAATCGTAGTACCAACGAATACGATCGTATGCATAACATACAGTCTATATACGCAGAAAATGATACTCAGGTTGATAACCCAGAAACTAATAATACACATTGGTATTATCCTGTAGAAGGTATGCTAGTACTATTCCCTAGTCACGTAAGCCACTATGTAGAGCAAAATGTTACTGAAGACGAAAGTGACGGACGTATATCGTTAAGTTTTAATTTTTAAATCTTAATTTTTGTAACTGTGACAAACTTATACAATTCCTAGTACTAAAATTCCACTCATCTACCTCATCATGAAAAGAATTAGCAACATCATCTAATTTATAGAACTTATCAAAATGTGATCCTGCAACATCTTTGTTTATAAGTCCTAGTTGGTACATGACATGGCTATACAAAGGCCACCCTCCACTACCGTAGTAGGTTGGAAAGTCAACCATGCCTGGCACTCTAGACTTAGCTGTACCTATTAGCATATTAACATGTTCAGTACTACATTCATTTTTCACATATTTCCAAAAATCTGTGTCTTCTCTACCACCTCTATAGTGCATTACTAAAAAATGCATAATGTCATCTATAGTTTTTCTAAATTGATCATTGTAAATTTTTTGTGAATCTACGTTACATGTGTCTTCTATAGTATTTCTTAAAAAGTTTAAACTAAAGAGCTCGGCTTGCACAATGGTATTATGTATTGCTGTGGCTTCTAATGGTTCTAAGAATTGTGAACAAAGACCATTTGCAAAACAATTTTTAATCCAACTATTGTTTAATCTACCAGCTTCAAATTTTACCGTTTTTATAGGGTCTATTTCTTGTCCTAGTGTAGCTTCAACTTCTGCTACAGCTTCATCAGACGATATAAAATTACTATCAAATACATATCCGTTACCTCTACGGTGTGCAAGTGGTCCGCGCCAAAGCCAACCACTACTTTGAGCTATTGAAGATGTATAGGGTTCAGGAGTTTCGTTTTCTTTGTATTTTGTAAAGAAAGGTATAGCAGTATCTACAGGCAAATACTTTTTGTAACTGGTCCAGTTATCTTTTTCTAACTCTTTTATTAAGATTTTATTAAATCCACTACAATCAATAAAAAAGTCAGCACTATGAGTCATGCCGTTAGCTAAACTAAGTGTTGATATGTATCCCCTGTCATCTAAATTTACATTTTCTACTTCTGTATCTATTAATTGTACATTAGGCAACTTTAAAACATGTTTTTTAAAATATTGACTGGTTTTTTGACCATCTATATGCAGTGCAAAGTCAGTGCTAGTGAAATCTTCAGTTTCTGCGCTCATTAATGACCTATTCCAGTCTAACATATTACCTAACCGACTAATTTTATGGAACTTATCTCTATTTAGGTAATTTACTCCGTAATTAAAAAATATATCATGGTGAAATGAGCTAGATTTACTACCGTCAATGGGTGCAATGTATGATGGACTAACATTGGGAGCCCAATTTACATGACGTATAGCATATTTTGGTGTAGCATTGGTTTCAAACATAAAGTCTTTTAAAGATACTGGATACCTGCCGTTGAATAACTTAGTAAAGTAGCCAGTAGTGCTTTCACCAACACCAATAATTCCTATTTTTGAGGACTCAATTACATGGAATGTATGATGTGGATGATCATTTGCTAATATTAATGCATTTGTCCAACCTGATGTTCCGCCACCTACTATAGTAATTTTCATTTTATTCTCAAACCTCTAAAATAATCAATAAATTCTTTATAACTGTATGTATATTGATCTTCATCACGCCATATGTTGTTTTGATGATAAAAACTGTCTTGTGTCAACTCGTACAGATTACCTTCTTTCATATCAAAGTCTATTTCTTTGCCTGCTTTTGTTTTATCTAGTAAATTTATGCCTTCCATAACATAGCTGTACAAAGGCCATCCAGCACTGCCTTGATAGTGCGGGAAATCATTAACAGTTGGTGTTCTATGTTTTATCATTGCAAGTAGTTCTTTGACAAATTCGGTTTGTGTTGCTCCTGAATTTATATGTTTCCAAAACTCACTATCTTTCCTACCGCCCATGTAATGTAGTACAAGAAAATCTTTGACATCATCATATAGTTTTCTAGTACGCTTGTTGTAGATAGAAATACTTCCTGGATTTAGGGTATCTTCAATAGTTGGTTGTACATACTCAAGAAACAAATTATTTGCTTGTACAATAGTTGAGTGAATACTAGTTGCTTCAAGCGGCTCAAGAAACGCACTACTAAGACCAATAGTAACACAATTTTTAATCCAAGCTGATTCTTGTCTACCTGCATCAAACTTAATTGTTTTAATAGGATCAATTTGTTGCCCTAGGATAGTTTCAATTTCTTGTTGTGCTTTATCAGGAGTAGTGTATGCATCACAGTAAACATACCCACAACCCTTTCTATCCATTAAAGGAATTTGCCACATCCATCCAGCCTTTTGAGCCCATGCTGTTGTATACGGTTCGGGCGTTTCATTTTCTTTATATTTTAAATGAAACGGCATACCTGTGTTAAGAGGCAAATTCTCCTGGTAACTTACCCACTTACTCGGTAAGTGCTTCATAATTACCCTGTTGAATCCAGAGCAATCAATAAAGAGATCACCGTCAACAATTTCTCCGTTTGATAATTTTAAGTTTTTAACAAATCCTTGTTCATTTAATAATACATCTAACACTTCTGAATCTATATAGGTAGTATTGTGCCTACGTAGAACAACTTTTTTAAAATATTGTCCAGCAAGATGAGCGTCTATGTGATATGCATGATGATTATTTGCAAACTGGTTAGTATGTTTGTTAAAATTACTTTTACCATCATGGATCCAGTGCCCGCATCTAGATAAATTTAATAACTCTTTTCGTTGTAGTTTATCCAAGCCGTAATTAAACATACAATCGGGTACGGCACCAGCAGTAGTAGTACCATCAATAGGTCCTATATAGTAATCATCAACATCATTAGTCCACCCCTTGTGCTTTATAGCGTATTTTAAAGTTGCACCAGTTTCCTTTATAAATTCATTTTGATCACATCCAAAGTTTGATGCCCAATTAGTTAATACATCAGTAAAGTGCCCAGTAGTGCTTTCGCCAACACCGACAACACCTATTTTACTACTTTCTATCACAGTAATATTGTGATCTTTGTGTCTTGCACTAGCAATCATTGCAGTTACCCAGCCTGCTGTTCCACCACCTACAACTACAATTTTCATTAAAAATCCTCTGTCGCTAATCCGGAGTTGAAAGCCATGTTAATCCTTTGTCTATCAATAGGATTACTATGTACTTTGTGTATTAAATAACTTGGAAATAATAGTATATCTCCATCATTTGGTTCATAGTACGAAGTGCCGTGATAAGGCCAAGAAACATGTGTTGTTCGATGCATATAATGTTGCGGGATAAATTCAATCACTCCTGTTCCTGTGCCTTGAAAGTAAAAAACTCCGCTTACTAAGTTTGCACTTGATGTGTGTGCATGTTCTCGGTTTTCTGCACCTTTTTCATTCATGTTAAACCAAGCATCTACATTCCACTGAGTTGATATTTCTACATCTTGCATATTTAGTTTATTAGGTTTAGGCAAAACTGACATGTATTGGTTTGAAACTTCTAAAATCTTATTTACAAGGTACTGTTGTGTTTGCTGATCAAAACCATTATGTAAATGAGGTTTACCCCTCCAGCATCCAAAATGACTATTTTTTAACATTTTTTTATCTGCATTAAGTGTTTGGTCTTTATACATTTTAATTTGATTACTTATTTTGTCACACATAGCTTGTGGAATTTCTTTTTCCAGATGTAATATAATTGTTTGATCAATAACATTCAAATTATGCATATGTAAATACCACTACCACTCGTCTTTCGTGCAATTCTGGATATTTGTGGGCATGATAACAACCTTTAAACTGTGATACTTGCCATTTTTGTGCAGGTAATTCGTTCCAATCATTTATTTCCTCATTCCATACTAGTGTAGGAGCTGTTGGATTATCTGTCAAATATAGTAACCAATTATAATGATGCCAAGTATGATCTTCGTGAGGTACTGTAACAGCATTTTCGCCATTATACCAATTACAATTTACGTTAGCTCTAAAAATATTATTATAAGATTTATTATTTTGATTCATCCAGTTATGGAAAATTTCAAAAAAGAATTCTGCATATCCGTCACTATAATCTTCAGTTGGTCTATCAGTGTGTTTAATATGTTCTTCTTCAGTTCTGCGTAGAAGCGAATGGCTTAAGAAAGGACCATTCACATACGACCCTTGTCTTATTTTTTCAGGAGTATTTTCAGGTGGAATATAAGTTGTTTGTTTACCTATATAGTACCAAGGAAAATGAAATCCTAAAACATCATTTTCAATAATTGCTTTGTGATGGTCTGTTAGTAGTCCGTCTGAATATGTTGTATCGTTTGGCAAAATCATACATATATTTAACGATAATTTGCACATAGCATGAGAAATACGAATCAAAAAAATATGTAATAGTAATGTACGTAGATAAGTAAATGTGTATGCTAACTGGAGGAAAAAATGAACACAGAAAATTCGAACGGATTTACACAGCCAGCTATGGAACGCACGGAATCAGATAAGCCAGAACAAGAAGCAAGTTTACAGATTACTTCAGTAAACTTTAATTCTCTGTTTGACGCCGAGGAAGTCAAAACTATATGCGAAAATACTATTGATGAACTTTGGATGCCTATCAAAGTTATGGGCAACGATGACTTGCACAAAGGATTTAGACAAAAGTTAAGAGGAGATGTTGCAGCGTTTCCTTTCGATAAGATTAGAGACATAACAAAAGCTGCAAACGATCAAATTTACAATTTTGATCTATTAGGGATTATTGATCAAGATTTTCCGCAAGTCTACAAGTACAGTGAAGAATGTTACTATAAAACTCATATTGATTTAAATGTTCTTGCACCGACAAGAAAAATTACTTGGATGGTAAATTTATCAGATGAAGACGAATACGAAGGCGGAAATATTTCATTTTTAAATATTGACACTAACGAAGTAAATACTAACACAAAAGGATCAATTTTAATTTTTCCATCTTTTATACCTTATAGTATTGGTAAAATTACTAAAGGAGAAAAGAAACTTATTGTTGGTCATGTGCATGGGGCTGTTTTCCGTTGATATTAGATTACGATTATTGGTATTTTGAAAAAGCAATAGATCCTGCTCTCTGTGATTCTATAATCCAAAAGGGTCTTGCAAAAATGAAATTGCAAGAAGAGCAATTTGGTAAAGAAGTATCTGTTGCTACTACAGGTGGTTGGCAACACAAAGGGTCTCAAGGTTACGAAAAAGCAGTAAATGATAAATCTATAGAAGAATTAAAACAAGAAGGATTAGATCCTACCGAAGCGTATGTAAGAGACTCAAACATCACATGGCTAGACGACGAACCTCTATTTGAAATGGTCCAATCTTTTGTTGGTGAAGCCAACAAACAAGCAGGTTGGAATTTTGATTGGGATTATACCGAAGAATTCCAATTTACAAAATATGGCCCAGGACAATTTTATGGATGGCATGTTGATATGGGGTCAAAACCTTATCGTGAATTTAACCCTCAAGAAGATAAGTGGAAACTTAACCCTGATGGAACTCCTATGTTAGATACATTTGGTAATCCTTTGACTGAGGATAATTTAGCAACTTCTAATCCCAGTTTAATTGGTAAGGTAAGAAAGCTAAGTGTCACAATCAGTTTAAATAAACCTGAAGAATACGAAGGTGGAAATTTAAAATTTGATTTTGGACCGCATGCCGATGAAAGATTTCACGAATGCACAGAAATTAGACCACAAGGCAGTGTTATAGTATTTCCATCACATGTCTACCACCAAGTAACACCGGTCACAAAAGGTACAAGGTATAGCTTAGTAGGCTGGAACTTAGGATACCCGTTTAGATGACAAATCCAGATCATTTTAAAGAAAATCTATATGCCGACTGTAAATCAGTTGTACCTAAAGACATATGCAACCTAGTATCTAAATACTGTTTGATGAGAGAAGAAAATAAATTAGATTCGCCTGAAGAAGCAGACGGTCAAGTACCATTTTCTCATAGTGTGTATGGTGATACCCTAATGGAAACGTTAGAATTTTTCTTGCTACCCTACATGGAATTAAATACCGGACTACGACTAGCTCCTACTTACAGTTATTATAGAGTATACAGGCCCGGAATGGAACTTGAAAGGCATAAAGATAGAGAAAGTTGCGAAATAAGCACATCAGTGTGCTTCGACTTTAAATATAATGATACGGACGAAGATTATCATTGGAGCATGTATGTAGATAAAGAATCTGTAAATACTCCTGTCCTCGGAAATTTTGTAAGTGCAGGTAATCCAGGCATTCCAGTACAACAGTCGCCCGGCGATATTTTAATATACAGGGGTGTTGATATTGAACATTGGAGAGATCCTTTTGTAGCAGGAATAAATAGTTATCATGTACAAGGATTTTTTCATTATATAGATAAAGACGGGCCATTTTATCCTGAATGGGTATATGACAAGCGTCCTAGATTAGGCTATAAAGAATTTTAGATTTTGTATAAATACTATTGTAATTAAAGGAGTTGGAATGGCTATTAAAAATGTTCCCGTAAGCGATGTAGTTGCTGTTCAAGATGCATGTTATGTGATGGGTGTAGATGAAGTTTGGTGTAGAATAAAATTTACAGATTGTGAAAATTTCTGCGAATATATTGCAACACCTGATTCAGATGAACCTCTTTCAGTAGAACTATACACAAAATTAAATAACGGTGACTACGGCGAATTAAGACACGGCGCAGACGGCTATCGCACAATGCCAATTACCCAAGCTGAGCGAGAAGCAGAAGTAAAAGCAACTAGAAACCAGCTATTACTAGAATCAGATTTTTCTGGTTTACCTGATGTATCTGCGGCAATGACTGCTAGTAAAAGATCAGAGTGGTCTACATATAGAACAGCGTTACGTGATGTTCCATCACAAACTAGATTCCCTTGGGATCCTAATTGGCCAACTAAGCCGTCATAAACCACAATTAAATATTCGTATTAAACTGCTAATATAAATACCATGCAATGTCGTTACTAAGGAGAAGATGATGCAGGTATTTGAACCTATACGAGATAGACTTCTTGTAAAAAAAGTCGAAGACGAAAATAAAACAAAGTCAGGTCTTGTTCTTTCTGATGACACTAAGGAACGCCCTACTAAAGGTGAAGTCATTAGTGTAGGACCAGGAAAGATCAATAATGACGGTAAGTTATTAGATATGGTTGTACAAGCAGGAGACATGATTGTTTATCCTCGCTATGCAGGACACCAAATTAAAATTAACAGAGAAGAATTTTTAATTTTAGAAGAACACGAAATTCTTGGAAAATTGAAAGGAGATGATATTGTCTAAAATAATTCCTAGAGTAGTTGTCCAAGGTGCACCCGGACGTAAAAAGATAATTGATGGTGTAAATATTCTTGCAAATGCAGTTAAGGTAACACTTGGCCCAAAAGGTAGAAACGTAATTTGTCAGAGAACATTTGGTCCACCTCATGTAACAAAAGACGGAGTTACTGTTGCCAAAGAAATTTGGTTAAAAGATAAACTTGAAGATACCGGTGTCCGTATGATTAAGCAGGCAGCTACGCAAACATTTCAAGATATTGGAGACGGAACAACCACAGCAACATTATTAGCCCAAAAAATGATTAATGAAGGCAATAAATTCTTAACAGCAGGTATCAGTGGTATTAATTTAAAAAGAGGTATGGATCTAGCTGTAGAAGCAGTAATGAAAGAACTAACATCTGATGCAAAAGTTTGTAAAGATAGAGCATCAACCGAAGCTGTTGCAACTATTGCAACTAACAATGATCCTAAATTAGGTAAACTAATTACAGAATCTCTTGGAGGCGACAATGCAACTCACGAAGCATTAGTATCAGTAGAGCCAGGTATGAATTATTATGACGAACTTGTTAATGTAAACGGATTTCAATATGAACACGGATACTTATCTCCACAATTTGTTAATGCAGATAAGCAAAGGTGTATTTTAGAAAATCCGTTGATTTTAATCTGTGACAGACCAATCTTAAACATGAATGATATTTTGCCTATATTAGAAAAACTAGTAGAAACAAAACGTCCATTCTTAATTATGGCTGAAGAAGTAGAGCAAGATGTACTTGCTACATTAGTAATAAACAACTTAAACGGATCTATTAAGTGTTGTGCAGTTAAACCACCAGAATGGAAAGGCAATATGCGTACAAAATACTGTGAAGATATTGCTGTACTAACAGGTGGAAATGTAATTTCTGATCAAACAGGTAAAAAAGTAGAAAGTGCTGAATTAGATGATTGTGGAGTAGCAAATAGAGTAGAAATTACTGATAGCCAGGTAACTATTATTGGCGGTCACGGCAACAAAGACACTATTGCAAAATATATAGACGAAAAAATTAAACACTATATTAATTCTCCAAGAGGCGATGATGTTTTTACCGACAAAGGTCAAGAAAAGCGTATTAGTAATCTAACTGGTGCTGTAAGTATTATTAGAGTTGGCTCAGCAACAAAAATTGAATTGCGCGAAAAAGAAGACAGAATTGATGATGCTCTTCATGCTACAAAAGCAGCCCTAAAAGATGGTATTGTGCCAGGTGGCGGAGTTGCATTAATACGTGCAATGAACAAAGTCAAAGATCTCAAAGGTGCAAATACAGAACAGGATGCAGGTATACAAGTTGTTCTCAAAGCATTACAAGAGCCGCTAAGACAAATTGTTATAAATGCAGGTGATAGCCCTGATGTTGTTGCAAATGAAGTAAACAAAGGTGATGCCGAATTTGGTTATGATGCCGCTACAGGCGAATACGGAAATATGTTTGATATTGGTATTATTGATCCTATCACTGTTGTACAAAAAGCTCTTATGAATGCAGCAAGTATTGCCGGTTTGCTTTTAATTACAGATTGCGCCATTTACGAAGACAATGACGAAGAAGATATAACTGTCATTGGCCCGTCACCGAGTGCAGGAGAAAAAGTATTGCCACCCCAATATGATCAAGGTAACGGCGACACCACATACTAAAGAACTTTGTCCTTCACCATAACGATAAATAGTATTGTGAAGGACTTATAATATGGCATCAAACCAAGCACCGATAGTAGACAGAATTAGAATTATACCACGGCCTGACGACTTTCTAGATAGAAACGTTGGAAATAGTGGCGAAGTATTTTTTGATAAACAGTCTAACACATTAAGATTATATTCTGGAAATTTAGCAGGCGGATATAGTGTACTGACTGATAAAAATATTAGTGAACATATACTTTCCTCAGGTGTGGGTGTAGTTGAATATGCTGTAACGGTGCAGGCAGGTGATCACGGAGAAGGCGATCACGGAAATGTATATAACATTGACGGACAATACAAACCAGCACTAAATTTAGTTACAGGTTTTACATATGTCTTTAATCAAAACGATCAAACAAACGAATTTTGGCCTAATGCCGACGGTGGTGTAGCAAATATACATCCTTTAAGTTTTTCAGCAGATGATGCAAATGGAGAACTTGGCGCCGGAACGCCATATCTTACAAATGTAGTTTATAAATTAGAAAATGATATTGTTACAAAAGCACAGTATGTAATAGGATTTGCAAAAAGTACACAACGTAGTGTGCAAATTACAGTTACTAGTGCAACACCTGCAACTCTTTATTATTATTGCACATCACATGTAGGAATGGGCAATACATTTACTAGTGCAGACCCAGGTGCAGGTGGCGGCGCCGCAAGTATTAGTGTCAGCGATACAGTACCAGATAGCCCAGAAAGTGGAGCAATTTGGTACAATAGTACAAACGGTATTCTTTATGTCTATGTAGCAGACGGCGACAGCAACCAATGGGTACAACCTACAGCACCTTTCCAAAATATTACTGCAATAACTGATTTAGGAATTTCAGATGGAACTAATGGTCAAATATTAACAACAGACGGTAGCGGAGCATTTACATTTCAAGACCCTGCAACAGGTGATTCTAATGGCAATTTTACAATAGGTTCTAGTATTATTGATACAGACGATAGCAGTGGAATAACAATGACTCCACCAGTTACAATGTCATCAGACCTAAGTGTAGATAATGATTTAACAGTACGTAACACTGCGTATGCGAATAATTTTGTATCTACATCAAATGGTACGCCTACAATAGATAGTGCTAGTATAATTAATTTAAATAGTCAAGACGGAACTGTTGTTAGTGGCGGACCATTTAGATTACCTAGTTATACAAACTCGCAGAGAGATGCGTTGTCAGCAGTTGACGGCGATATGATATACAATACCCAGGACAATAAAATCCAAGCATATATAAATGGAACATGGCGTAGATTAGACGATTCAGGAATAGTCTAACATGGAAAAAGAATACACAGTAGTTGTACATAAAGGTGTAAATTTAGTAGAATTAGAATCTGAAATTACAGCAAGTTCAGGTGCTGGACCTATTCCAAATAGGAGTGTCGACATAGCTAATCCAAGACCTGGATCGAAAAGACAAACACATTTTATGCTTACAGACGAAGAAGCAACTGCTCTTGAAGAGGATAGTAGGGTCCTTGCTGTTGAAATTCCACCTGACCAACGAACAGATATCCAAATAGGATTTAATTCTACACAAACTGCTAACTTCACAAAACCTTTAACATTTACTGATAATACTTTAGTAAACTGGGGATTGCGTAGAAGTATAATGGAAACTAATGGTTACGGAAGTGGCGGAACAGCAGGTAATACGTTTCCGTATGCACTAACAGGTAAGGGAGTTGATGTTGTTATACAGGATAGTGGTATAGAACCAAATCATCCAGATTTTTTAGATAGTAATGGAATAAGCAGAGTTAAACCAATAGACTGGTATGCAGCACAATCCGTTGTAAGTGGCACACAAAACGCAAATTATAACAGAGATTTTGACGGACATGGAACTTTATGTGCAAGTATTACAGCAGGAAATATATACGGCTTTGCTAAAGACGCACATATATACGCTATGAAAATTGCAGGTTTAGAAGGTGCTGGGGATACCGGAACAGGAACACCTGTAGCAGATTGTTTTGATGTAATTAAAGAATGGCATAATGCAAAAACAAATGGCCGGCCAACCGTTGTAAATATGAGTTGGGGATATACAAGTACAGTAACTGGCGATCCTACTAGTGGTACATATAGAGGAACAGGTTGGGTTTGGGGAGTAGATTATACTACTGACATAGCATTATGGCAAGGGACTGGAGTGGTAATTCCTTTAGCAGGAACTACAAGAAAAATTCCTGCTAGGATTGCTTCTGTAGATGCAGATGTAGATGAACTTATAGCTGCCGGAGTGCATGTTGTAATTGCTGCAGGTAATGACTATTATAAAGGTGATATACCAAGTGGAGATGATTATAATAATACTATAATTTTTGGAGGCCTAACTTATAATTATGCTAGAGGTTCTAGTCCGCATAGCGACGATGCTTTTATTGTAGGTAATATTAGTGTAAGTGTTTATAATGATGGCGGAATTTACAAAGACAGAACACAAGGATCAAGCTCAAAAGGGCCTAGAGTAAATATATGGGCACCAGGAACTAATATTACAGGAGCAACAAGTACTACAAATATTTATACTTCTCTAGATAGTCCAGTAGATGCCAACTATAAAATTACATCATTATCTGGCACAAGTTTTGCATCACCACAAGTTGCTGGTGTAGCCGCACTACATTTGCAAGTAAATTCTAATAGTTCGCCTACACAACTTACAACAAAATTATTGTCTGAAGCAAAACCAGTGATGTATGACACTGCTTCTGATACAGATTATGCATCTTTTACTACAAGTTTATTAGGCGCAAGCACAAAAGTTTTATTTGACAAATATGGCAGACAACCGTTAAATATAAGTGGTCAAAATTTGACACTTCAACGTGCAATACCAATAACTACATAAATACAGTAAGAGGTAAACAATGGCAATAAATTTTCCAAATACACCAGCAAACGACGATACGTTTACAGAAGGTAACACCACCTGGAAGTGGGATGGGACTGCATGGAATCTTGTGACAAACACAGTAGCAAGAAATGTTTTTACTACATTTAGTGCAGATACTGGGTCAGTTGCTCCTAATATAATTAACGATACATTGACAGTAGAAGGCGGCACAAACGTTACTACGTCTATCTCAGGCAAAACCTTAACTATTAATAGTAGTGGCAGTGGCCTAACACAAAATGTGTTTGACACTATTATAGCAGACCAAGGTTCAACAACAGCGGCAAGTATTAATGACACACTCAGTATTGTAGGTGGCACAAACATAGCTACTGCTATTGCTACAGATAGCGATATTGTAACAATTAATATGAGTGAATTTAGCATTGACTTTTTAAGCGATGTAGACACAACAAGTAGTGCACCAACTACAGGACAAGTATTAAAATGGAACGGAAATAATTGGGCACCTGGCGCTGATGCAACAACAGGTGGCGGTGGCACTGATGCTGATACATTAGACGGATTTGACAGTGCATATTTTTTAAACTATAACAATTTAAGTAACACACCTAGTGTCGTTGCACTAGATAGTTTTAGTATTGGCATTGAAAATACACCTAGTGGCAACGGTGCTATAAGTTACAATAATGCAACAGGTGAATTTAAATTTACACCACCTACGGCGGCTGGTATAGGTGCGTTGACAAGTTTTACAGAAACAAATGATCTTAGTGCAGCAGTTGTATGGGCAAATGTGCCAGATGTTAATATTACACAAAGCAGTATTACACAACATCAAGCAGCATTATCAATCACAGAATCACAAATTAGTGATTTAGGAACTTATTTAACAGGTATTAGTAGTTTAAGTATAGATGCATTGAGTGATGTAGATACAACTACAGCGGCACCTACTGATGATCAGGTCCTTGCCTGGAACGGCGCAAATTGGGTTCCTGCAGATCCAGCAACTGGAGGCGGTGGTGGAGATGTCAACCAAAATGCATTCAGTGTTATAACTGTTGCAGGACAATCTAATATAGAAGCTGACACTACAACAGATACACTCACAGTAGTTGCAGGTACCGGAATTGGTATTACAACTAATGCGGCTGGAGATTCGTTAACAATTACTAACAGTCAAAGTGCTGGCGCGGCAACTTTTGATGCACTTAGCGATGTACAAACAGCAGGTATTGATATACATGATATATACGAACACGCTATTGCAACACTACGGATGGGAAACGTAGGTATATCAGCATATACAATTGATAGTCATTATACAGGAAATAATCCTACTATCACTGTATTAACAGGAACAACAATAGCATTTGACTTAGACGGTATAGGTGGACATCCATTTGAACTGCAAGATAATACACTTTCTGCATTAACAACAAATTTAGTTCATGTAGCATCGAACGGAACTGTTAGCACAAATTCTGCTGCACAGGGACAATCAAGCGGAATGTTATATTGGCGTGTAGATGATGCTATAACTAATAATACGAATTATGTATATCAGTGTACATCACATAGTGCTATGTTTGGCACTATGAAGATTAAGAATATGGATAATATTTAATTTACACTCTTAACTAACTTATCTAACTGCGTTCTTAAATCACCTAACTCTTTTACATGTTCTTGAATTGAACTAGGTTTTATTAATCCAGGCGTTTTAGAGCTATGAGTATCATTAATAATTTTTACTCTTGATATGTATTCATTTAAAATATCTTGGAAATGTTGTTTATTTTTGCTATCATCTATTTTATTGACAGCATTTTTATAAGCATTTAAATCTTTTTTAACCTTTGGACTTTCTAGTAAATTCATTAATAGTTGTCCTTTTTAATTACAATATTGTGATCGTCGTTACTACCATTGTTAACTTCGGTAATACTACCAACATTTTTACAGTCAATTGCACAAGGCATAAGTGGCTTAGATATGAATGTTGTCCCTTCCGCGGCTTGTTTTTCAAATAATTGACCAGTATTAGTATCTATCCATTTGAATAGGAATTCGCCATTATTTACAAACCAACATTTTTCAGTTTTACTGTTAAACCAAAAATCTGTTTTGGTTATTTTATCAAACACTAGAATTTTACCGCCATAAGTTTCTTCTGATACCCAAGTAATTTCATAGCCGTAGTCAGTTTGTTTTACATTATCTTTTTTATCCATTATCCTGCATCCAATATTATATTGCCACTTACTGATATCCTTGTTTCATTACTGTTTAAAAACGGATATACGTTGTGGGGCAACTTTGAGGGGAAAAATATTATTTCGCCTTCATTTTCTTTTGTTAATTGAAACCTTTTATGAACAATATTTCCAACTACATTAGTATATGTGAATTCAAAATTACCTTGATACTTATTATCATTTATTTCAGGAATCTTAATCCATATACTATAACTGTAGATACCCTGATGTACATGATTAGGAATAAATTCGCCTGCCTTTTGATGGTTTATCCATTGCTCTTCAATTCTATATGGCAAAGATTTTGTCAATATGCCTATTTCTCCTAAACCTGGAAAGTCAACTTCATATTTTTTAATAAGAGTTATTATATATTGATTAAGTTCTTGTGCAGTGTCTTTTAGTCTATAATGTTTTGCAACACCTTTTTCAGTTATCCCTGAATTAACTATTTGATTACATTTCGAAGATTCGTTGCATAAATTATAATACAAATTTTGCGGTATTTTTTCTCTGTAAAAACCAAAATTTTCTAAAAACATTGCTTGCGTCATAGTAATTCAATCAATTTAAAAACTGTTTCTAGTTTAAGTTGGTTTGTCTTATTTTGTAATGTATTACGCAAACCGTGATGTAATGGCTTAGGCCATTTTGTAAACGTTACCCAAGCATATCCGTCGTGTTCGTCATTAAGGATAGGAATAAATTCATTTTCAATTAAACACAAATATGTATGAAATTGGAACTTATCATCGTTACTTACAAAAGTTTCTAAAGGTATAGTTTTTTTAATTTCGACAGTACCTATTTCTTCGGATATTTCTCTTTTCAAACTTTCCCAAGGTGTTTCAGTACCTTCATTTGTTCCGCCAACTAATCCCCAAAGGTTGTTTTGCTTACCTTTAGTTCTATGTAAGAACAAAAATCTATGAGTATCTAAGGTGTAGAACAATGCTCCACTACAAATAATCTTTTCCATACAAATAATTATGCTAGAATTTTAATCGCCAGGTGCCATTTGGATATTCACCTTCAAATGATAGTATCCATTCGCCTGAATCCCATTTGTATTGAACACCTGTATTTAAGTTTGTAGTATATGCAGTACCAGTGTATGTACTTGCATCGAAAACTACTTGCCAGGCAGTTCCGCTCCATTCAACAATATCATTAGCACTTGCTATAAAGTCTGTGCCGTCATTGTTTTTCCAGTCATCTGCACCGTCTGTATTAATAGTATCTCCGATACTATTGTCTAGTAACAAAAATCTATATCCAGCAGTTTTTAGTGTAGCAGGACTTGTTTTTTGAGGATCAATAATATAATGTATTTTATTACTATCCCCGCTTGGTCCGGTAAACACAGTATCACTAGGTAAAGTATCTGCATCCCAGTTGACTATTAATTCATTTGGATTAGCAGTGTTTATAGCAACTGTTCCAACTATTTCTGTAGTTAAATCTTTACGTTTTAAGCGTATTTCTGTTATACCAGCTTCAAATATTTCTGGAAAAGATTTGACGTATGCGTCCCACAGCACTCCACCAACAACACCACGTTTTATAAGTTTTGCACTGTTGCCTAGAACTAATAATCCAAAATCTTTAAAAGTATTGAGGATAACATTTGTAGTATTGTCTTTTATTGCACCAGCATTTCTATTTGTTCTGCTTATTTCACCAGTAGGAGTAACACCAACAGTCGTGCGTATATCAGCACTTGGCACGGCAGTATCAGCATATGCGGTTAATTCAGGTTTACTTTGTTCTAGTTCAATAGTACCTCGTGATTCGTCATAAATGCTTTGTACGATACTTGTAACTACACCTAGTCTTTTTACTTTAGTAGGAGGTGAAATGTATATTGGCGTTTTAAATCCTAATGTAGCAACATCAATTTCGGTCTCAGTACCAACAGGAATACTCCTTGAACTAAATCCAATTGTATCTAAATTTACTACACTTAAACTGGTCCAGTCAACATAGTTATCAGTTGTTTGAATCTCTAAACTTGGATTAAACAACATTAGAATTTGTTCCATTAATTGTAATTTTTGATCGGTATTTGTAGTCCATAAGTCTACATTCACACTAAGTGTATAAGGAGTTGGCATTAATCGTTCAACAGTATAATTTTTACCTTCAGTATTAAGGTATTCATTACCATTGCTATCATATGCACGTTCTCTAATGTTTAATTTATTAACATAACTTGCATCACTTAACCTAGCTGTATCCATTTCTAAACCAGTTATATACACAGCCATCCTTGGTGCGCTAGGAATTTTATTTTCTGAATTATCTCTTAATATATGACCAACTTGTCGTGTAATATCTCCATACATAACAGGCACTTCAGTAGTGACGCCACTACCGTCTTTATATGAAAAATTACTCATAAGTCTTACGATTTGAGTAATATATCTACGTATTTGTCCGTCATAAAAATGTTGCATTAATTATCCGCCTTAGGTCTAAGTGCTTTAGATAAACTTTGTCTTTCAGTTACAGATTCGCCGCCTATTGTATCAGTGCTTGTGTTGTTAACAAATGTACCTTTTTGTGTAGATTTTGTATTTGTGTTAGTAAGTGTCATACGTACTGAATCTTCTTGTTTAACCCAACGAGATCCATCGTTTCTAAATAATCTATTTGGCATAAAATCTGTCCTTAAGAAAAAATCTCCTTCTACACTACTGCTTGGAAATGTAATACCGTGTCCAAATGCTTCTCCGTTACCTGGTATTCCGTCACCTAATAAGTAACCTTGATAACCTTCTCTTTGCGGAGTTTGCATTACTCTATCAGCAAGTTCATTTGCTGTACTAGCATCTAAATCGTTAGTGTCTACAGTAACTAAATCAACTTCTCCGTTGTCATCAGTAGCAAGACTGAAAAAATGACTTGTATCGTAACCTGATTTTGCAGCATCTGCTTCTGCTTGTGCAACTACAGCATTATTAATTTGCATTTCTTGCTCATATGTAGACAACAAATCTCGTAATGTGTTGCCACCCGGATTACCTTCTTCTGCAGGCAGGTCGAGTATTTCTTTGTATTCCTGGCTATCCATAATTTGTTTTAGTTTCACTCTATACAAATGTGGATACCAAGTAGGTGAAAATCCTTCTGCTGCTCTGTTAACATCTTCAACAACAAAGAATCTTTTTAATGCCACACTATAATCATTTAATGCATATTCGTCCTTTAGATGAGGTAATTCAATAACATCACCTGCCATTATCTTTCTACCTAGTGTTTTCACACTTGATGATATATGTATAGTCATAAACAATGTATCATTGGTTAAAAATAAACCAAATTGACTCATATTGAAGTCAATATCTTGAACATTGTATATACCTCTCAAACTATAGATATCAGGGTCGTATTTGCGATCTCTATTTTCCATAAACAACATATCTTGTATGTTAGTCTCGGCAACAGCATTATACTTTGGTTGGTCAGCAGTCGCATCTGCTTCGTCTGGGTTTTTAGGCCCTAAATATTTGTGAATAAAAACGTCTGTACCACCTACAGTGAACATTTCATAGATGCGATTATCTATGAATTCGTAGTCTTTACCCTTTTCTGGTTTATATAAACTAAGTCTTGGCATACACATATTTATCGATACGATAAATACTATTGGAGAAAACATTCTTATGGCAACATTAAAAACAAAAAAACAAGAGATTTTCGACTATGTATTCGCTATGTTAGGCGGCGGCATGGTCGATGTTGAATTAGATCCTGTACATTATGAAACAGCTCTTACAAAAGCATTAACAAGGTTTAGACAAAGATCGGAAAATTCGGTAGAAGAAAGTTATTTCTTCATGCCTACAGTTACTGATCAGAATACTTATACTTTGCCAAGTGAAGTTGTAGAAGTCCGTACAATATTTCGTAGGTCGATAGGTTCAAGATCCGGCGGCGGCGATGGCGGAACTCTATTTGAACCGTTTAATATGGCATATACAAACACATACTTGTTAGCAAGTTCGAATATGGGCGGATTAGCAACCTACGATTTCTTTAGTCAGTATCAGGAACTAGTAGGTAGAATGTTTGGATCTTTTATTGAATTTAAATGGAATACAACAACTAAACAGTTAACTATATTACAGCGTTCTCGTACAGAAGAAACACTTATGTTGTACTGTTATAATTATCGACCAGATGAACAATTATTAGATGATTATCTAGCAAAACAATGGATAAAAGATTATACTGTTGCTACTTGCAAGTACATGCTCGGCGAAGCACGTAGTAAATTTGCTACTATTGCCGGCCCACAAGGCGGAGGCCAATTAAACGGTGATGCGTTGAAAGCAGAAGCACAGCAAGAAATGGAAAAACTTGAAGGCGAAGTTTCTACAGCAGTGGCAGGCGGAACCGGCTACACATTTACAATCGGCTAAAAAAATACTTGACTTTTATAAATTCTTACTGTATAATAATGTAATACAGTTAAGGAATAACTATGATTATTGGAATATGCGGTTTAATTGGCAGTGGTAAAGACACTATTGCAGATATACTCGTACAAGAAAAAAACTTTGAAAAATTATCCTTTGCAGATAAATTAAAAGACGGTGTTGCTAGTGTATTTGGATGGGATAGACAAATGCTAGAGGGCAAAACTGACTCTAGCAGAAGCTGGCGAGAAAAAGAGGATACATTTTGGTCAAAAGAAACAGGACGTAGTATTACTCCAAGATTAATATTGCAAGAGTTTGGTACAGATTGTATGCGACAAGGTTTTTATGATGGTATATGGGTAAGCCTAATTAAAAAACATGTGTTAGATAATCCAAATAAAAACTTTGTTATTCCTGATGTCCGTTTTCAAAACGAAGCAAATATGATACACAGTATCAACGGTGAAGTGTGGCGTGTTAGAAGAGGACCTGATCCGGTTTGGTTTAGATTGTACACTGATCTTGGACAAGAACCAACTGATGTACATGAATCAGAATGGAGATGGGCAAATATAAACTTTAACAATGTTATTGATAATAGTAATACACTACTTGAACTTAGAAGTCAGGTAAAAGGTCTCCTTGCTTCCATTTGACTCCTTGTTTCTGTAGCACACGTTGACAGTTAGCACATATTGTTTTTAAGTTACTAGGTCTACAATTTTGTAAATCTCCATCAATATGGTAAACATTAAACTGTTCGGGATAGTTGCTTTCAAACGCACATTTTTCGCAGTAATCTTTTTTATCGTATCCTCTTTGCTTCCATAATGGTATGCCATGATTAACTCCATTCCGTAAACACCTTTCGCACAGGCTTCTATAAAAAGTCTTGGTCCCTTTTTTATAATTTACAGCACAAGGATGCTGTTTACATTTGCATAATGGTCGCATATTGTATTTACCTCACCTTTATGGTCCCTTTTTTATGGCATATAACAGCTGGGTTTTAAAAATATATGCTAAATAATAATAAGAAATGAATGTCCACGATAGGAGAATAACATGGCACTAGTATCCCCAGGAGTACAGGTTAGCGTAGTAGACGAAAGTTTTTACACACCAGCTGAACCAGGTACAACACCAATGATCTTCGTTGCTACGGCACAAGACAAAACAAATGCAGCAGGAACTGGTACAGCACCAGGAACAACAGTTGCAACAGCAGGAACACCATATTTACTAACAAGTCAAAGAGACTTAGCAGATACATTTGGAGATCCTATATTCAAATCAGATTCTAATAATAATATGATTCACGGCGGCGAACTTAATGAATATGGTTTGCAAGCTGCATATTCATACTTAGGTATAGCAAACAGAGCGTATGTTGTAAGAGCAGATGTTGATCTAGCAGAACTAGCAGCAACAGCAACAGCACCAGCTGCAAATCCAACAGATGGTACGTACTGGTTAGATACTGCAAATACATTATGGGGAATTCAAGAATGGAACGGTGCAAGTGTTTTAAACTCCGGACAGATTTTCACAAACAAAGCACCAATTGTAATTACAGATAGCACAGACTTATCAAACACAGGATCACTCAGCACTAATGGATACTCTGGGGAAATTCCATCTAGTACTATAGGATCAATTGGGTCATATGCTGTAGTTGCAACTACAACATTAATTAGAATTTTTTATAGAAATTCATATGGTACATGGGTTCTTGTAGGAAGTGATGCATGGACAAAGAGCTGGTCAACAGTAAAAGGAACTGCTTCTAATCCATCATTTGCTGGCACTGCAGCTATAACAATTAACGGAACAAGTGTAACTGTAAACAGTTCAGATACAGTTTCTGATGTAGCATCAACAATAAACGGTTTAAGTATTCCAGGAGTGACTGCACAAGCAGTAGATCTAAAATTATGCATTTATAGTGATGGTACTAGTTCAGGCGCAGATGACAGTTCATTAGGCGGCCCAATACTAATTGGCGGCGATGCAACTAGATTAGGCGAATTAGGAATAGCAGTAGGAACATATTATCCACCAGCACTACAAATTGACAAGCACACAAGCATACCTGAATGGAAGTCAGGCGATACATACACTCGCCCAACTGGTTCAATTTGGTTAAAAACTACAACACCTAACTTAGGTGCAAGTTTGATATTGAAAAAGTGGAATGATGCAACTAAACTTTGGGAAACTATTTCAGCGCCATTGTATAGTGATAACCAGACAGCATTGTATGAGTTAGATCCAACAACAGGTGGATCAGCTTTACTTACTGGTGCAGTCTATGCAGAAACAAATGTAGCAGGCGATACACAACCGTTAGCAACTATTAAACTACAAAAGCGTAGAGGAGTAGCACCTACATCTATAACAGGCGGAAAAATTGTAGCTGGTTCAATATCTGTAGGAAGTCAAAGTTTTACAATTAGTGCAACTGACAATGGTAGTGCTGCATTTAGTACTCCAAAAACAATTACATATAGCTACACTGGTGCAGCTTCAGACGCGACTGTACTAGCAGGTACAATTAATAGTGTTAATGTTGAAAATGTTACAGCAACAGTTGACGCACAAAATAAAGTTACAATTAGTCATGCACTAGGTGGCGAAATTAGATTTGTTGATACCGACGGCGTATTATTAGCCGCAGGATTTACACCATATGTTAGTCCAACAGCAGGAACACCTAACTTAATTTATGTTCCTGGAACATCTAGTTCAACAAGTCCAAAACAATTCCAAGCAACACTTTGGTCTCCAGTAAACGACTTAGGAACTGGATTCTTTACATCAAGTGCAACAGAAGTTAAAGGATCAACTGCTAACGGAAGACTTTGGTATAATAGCATTGTTGACGAAGTAGACATTATGGTACATAACGGCAGTGAATGGTGTGGACTATTATATGATGGTGCATCAGGACAAAGTTCAAATGCAAGTCCATTCTACAATGTAGACGCAACTAAAACTCCAGATGCAGATGGACCAATTGTAAGTGCAACAGCTCCGTTAGTACAAAGTGACGGAACAGCACTAGTGAATGGAGATATTTGGATTAGCACAGCAGACTTAGAAAACTATCCAAAAATTTATAAGTTTAACGCAGATAGGTCAGATTTACCTATTGTAAACAGATGGTTCTTAGTTGATAGCGGAGATCAAACATCAGAAAATGGTATACTATTTGCTGACGCAAGATATTCTGATACAGGAGCTGGCACTGATGCAGCATTGATATCAGACTTACTAGCTACAGATTTTGTTGACTTTGATTGTCCAGATCCTGCACTATATCCAAAAGGAATGTTGTTATGGAATCTTAGACGTTCAGGATTCAACGTTAAGAAATATGTTAAAAATTATATTAACACAGCAGGAAATAACACACGTTACGGTAGTGGTACTGGCGAATCTATGGCAAGTTATTTTGCTGATCGTTGGGTTACTGAAAGTGCTAACCAAGAAGATGGGTCAGGTACTTTTGGACGTAAAGCACAGCGTAAAGTTGTTGTTCAAGCATTACAAGCAACAGTTAACAGTAATCAAGACATTAGAGATGACGAATCAAGATTGTTTAACTTGATGTCATGTCCTGCGTATCCAGAACTAATAGGCGAAATGAAATCATTAAACTATGACAGAGGCTTGACAGCATTTGTACTTGGTGATTCACCATTCCGTTTAACAAGTGACGCAACATCTATAAACAACTGGGCAACAAATACTGCACTAGCTGTTGAAGATAACGATAATGGACTTGTTACTTCAGATCCATACCTAGCAGTATACTATCCAAGTGGATTTACAAGTGATAACTTTGGTAACAACGTTGTTGTACCATCCTCACACATGATGATGAGAACTATTGCACTTAGCGATCAAGTATCGTTTCCATGGTTTGCACCAGCAGGTACAAGACGTGGCGGAATAACTAATGCAAGTTCAACAGGGTTTATAACTAGCGAAGGTGAATTTAAGTCAATTGCACTTAATGAAGGCCAAAGAGATACACTGTATCAAAATGCAGTTAATCCAATAACTTTCATAACAGGCGCAGGATTAGTAGCATTTGGACAGAAAACAAGACAATTAGCTGCAAGTTCGTTAGATAGAATTAATGTTGCTAGACTTGTAATATACTTACGTAGTCAACTTAACACACTTGCTAAACCATATTTGTTTGAACCAAATGATAAAATTACACGTGATGAAATCAAAGGCGCTGCTGAAAGTTTGATGCTTGAGCTTGTTGGTCAAAGAGCACTTTATGACTTCTTAGTTGTGTGTGACGAGTCGAATAATACACCGAGCAGAATTGATAGAAACGAACTACATTTAGACATTGCTATCGAACCTGTTAAAGCAGTTGAGTTTATTTACATTCCACTAAGACTTAAGAATACTGGTGAAATTGCAGGATTGTAAAAAATGATAAATACTTTTAGATTAGGAGCAAATTAAATGGCGATATCAACACTATCAAAAATAACAGTACCTTTGGCTAGCGGAGACTCTGCTAGTAACCAAGGTTTGTTGATGCCAAAGCTACAATACCGCTTTAGAGTGAGCTTGGAGAACTTTGGAGTATCAACACCAACAACAGAACTAACAAAGCAAGTAATTGACGTAGCTCGTCCAAATGTGTCATTTGAAAAAATGACTATAGACATTTACAACTCAAGAGTTTACCTTGCTGGTAAACATACATGGGATCCAATTACACTTAACTTACGTGAAGACGTAAACAATAACGTACAAAAACTAGTAGGCGAACAGTTACAGAAACAGTTTGATTTCTACGAGCAGTCAAGTGCAGCATCAGGACAAGATTATAAATTTACATCACGTATTGAGATCTTAGACGGTGGTAACGGTGCTAATACACCAACTGTACTAGAAACATTTGAATTATATGGCTGTTATTTAGAATCAGCAAACTATAATCAGTTAGCATATTCTAATTCAACAGATCCAGTGAGCATTGCATTGAATATACAATACGATAATGCTGTGCAGTCACCGCAAGGTACAGGTATTGGTACTGCTATTGGCAGAACTGTAAATACTTTAGTTACCGGCGGCGGCGCTTAATAACAAAAATAACAGTTCCTAATCTTAGGGGGTACTTTTTAAGTATCCCCTTTTCTTTTAAATACGTACTTTATAAAATGGATAAATATTAGTATGGGAAAGTTCAACGGATTTTTAGACAACTTAGCTAGTGGAGCATTAAGTCCAAAAGGTAACCTTGCAGACTTTAGACACGCAAGTAAAACATTTGTTACTGATGCTTTTAGATTAGCGCCAAAAACAAAATTTCTTTATCATGTATATTTTGATATTAATGATCAACCAGCTAGTATTTTACCTGAGCTTAAAGCAAAACACACAAGAGAAATAGGACTTCTAGTAAAATCTGCAGATTTGCCTAAATATACTGCTAATGTGGAAACAAAAAAGAAATATAATAGAATAAAAAATATACAAACTAGTATTTCATATGATCCTGTAAATATTTCATTCCATGATGATAATTTAGGTGTAACAAGTGCCTTAATGGAAGCATACTACAGATACTATTTTGCAGACGGAAATTACGGCTCTAGAACAGATGCATATAATAGGAATGTTACTAAAACAGCTGCAGGAGATAACACGTATGCCGGTAAAGAAAGAAACAAGTATTCATATGGTTTAGATAATAACCAAAATGAACCGTTCTTTAATAGTATTCAAATTAGTCAACTTACACGAAAAACATTTACAACATATACACTAGTAAATCCTACAATTACTAATTGGGGTCACGATAGTGTAGATTCAGCAGATGGTTCGGGACTAATGCAAAATCAAATGACTGTAGCTTATGAAGCAGTTTGGTATGACAGAGGAAGTGTTGGTGTAGATAATCCTAAAGGTTTCGCAGATCCTTCACATTATGATACAACTCCTAGTCCAGCCAGTTTATTGGGCGGAGGTGCTTTAGGTTTAGGCGGAGCAATCGGTACTGGAATTAGTTTATATGATTTTATAACTAATGACGGAGGATTCAATAGCCCATTAGAAGCAGGGTTAGCGGCAGCTAATTTAATATCTAATGTAAGAAATTTAAGTAGTGATGGTATTAGAGCAGAAGGCTTTAGTTTACTTACTGGTGCAATTGGTGCAGCAGCTGGAACAGACGTTTCGGGTGTTGCAAATACATTTTTTCCAAAAAATGCTGGCAACGGCGGAGCAAAAGATCTAGTTATAGCAACTGCAGCCATAACAGGACTAAAGGCACTTACCCAAGCAGTAAATAACACTGATGCAGCCAAAGAAAGCGCCGCTAGACTTGCAAATAGTAAAACATTCCAAAATAACGGTGGCACAGGCGGAGTTAACGGAGCAACAGCAGCATACAATGCACTATCAGCTTCAGCACAAAATGCACTTAAAGGATCTACATAATGTCAAGCCTACCAAATAAATCAAAGACCTCAGAAGGAAATACAACAGAATTTTTTGACAAATACTTTACAAAAAAATTAAATTTTCCTAGTAACGAAGTTGATGCTATAATAGGTTTTTTTACTAAAAGAGGATTTGATATAGCTGCCGCACAAAGCACCGGAACTATTCTTTTAGAACAAGCAAAAATAGATAATGTAAATGTTTTCACACTTTTAGATACTCTTAAAGGTTTAAATGATATACAATTAAGCACAGTAGTTGCAGAAGTACTAAACTACAATAGAGATGCAACATCTAGCGTAGGTTTTAAACGTCCACAAACTGTAGATAAAATCGAAAAACGCAACATAGTGGTGTAACGCTATGGCAAGATTTGCACAGGGTAAATTTGCTCTTAAAAATCCAGACAAATATGTAGGAAGAAAAACACCCACCTATCGTAGTAGTTGGGAATTTGCTTTCATGAGGTTTTGTGACGAACATCCTAATGTAGCAAAGTGGGCTAGTGAAGCAATTAGAATACCTTATAAAAACCCGTTTACCGGCAAGCATACTATATATGTTCCTGATTTTTTTGTTGCATATGTAGATCAGACAGGTAAACAACGTGTCGAATTGATAGAAGTAAAACCTGCAAATCAAACACATAGAGATAAACTAGGGAAAAGTAGGGCTAATCAAGCTAGTTATATACTTAATCAAGCAAAGTGGTCAGCGGCGAATTCTTATTGTAAGCAACAAGGTATGATATTTCGGGTAGTAAATGAAACAGATATTTTCCATCAAGGCTCGAGATAGTATAAATATTAGTAGTTAATGCGAGATTATAAATGACTAAAAAACTTGAAGAACTATTAAATTTACCTGATTCAAAAGAAATTATTCAAGAATCTAAGAATGCCGAAAAGGCAGAAGCTGCTATTGTAGAGCAACACGATACTGCACGTGATATATCTGAGCTAGATAAAATTGCTAGTGCATTACCTGCTGTAAAAGGACTAGGCGAATTAGCAGATAAAGAATTAAATGAAGTTGCTGACAAAGCAATGACTGCTTATGACGATTTAATGGATTTAGGTATGAATGTTGAAAGCAGATATAGCGGAAGGGTTTTTGAAGTAGCAGGCAATATGTTAAAAACTAGCCTAGATGCAAAGACAGCAAAGCTAGATAAAAAGCTAAAGATGATCGAACTACAACTAAAGAAAGAAAAACAGGATAAAGATAGCAACGGTATTGAAGGCGATGTTATAAGTGGCGAAGGTTACGTAGTGACAGATCGCAATAGTTTGCTTGAAAAACTAAAGAATATGGATAAATAACATTATAGTAGGATTGCACCATGAAATTATTTAAAGAGTATCTAACAGAGTCTAAAAAGACTTATAAATTTAAACTAAGGGTAGCTGGAGAATTACCAGAAAACTTTGCCGATAAGCTGGATCAAGCGATGACAAAGTTTGAAGTTGTTTCAATCAGCACAGGAAAGAAAACACCAATAACTGAAAAGCCATTAGATTTTCCACAATTAGCAAATTGTGAAGTCACACATTATGATGTAGAAGTAAGTTATCCGGTAACTGCATACGTATTAGAACATTACCTTGTTAATGAAACAGGCACAGCTCACGCAAATCTTATTGTTCGCGGAGAAGGTGATCCTGTAGAAGCACAGCAAATGGAAGTTGCAGATGATAAAGCACCATATGAGCCATTATTAAATACAGAAGATATGGGCGGTGATAGCGCACAAGATCAAGTTGCTAATAATAGAACTATGGACCTACTCAAAGAATTAGAAGTTGCACGTAAAGAAAGAGCTATTGACCCTGTAGAAGGTATTAAACCTGGAGAGTCAAAAGATATTAGTGCAGATGAAAACACAAAAAGCACCATAGGAAGTTAACATGAACAATATGCGATCATACTTAGATATTTTAACAGAAGCACCGGCTCGTGGATTAAGTAGTACAGGTGGTTTAGTAAACTTTAATGTAGACAAAAGTTTGCCTGTAACAAAAATTAAAGACTCAGATGGAAATACATTTGACTTACATGCTGCAGAAGACGAAGCACAAAAATTTATCGATGGTAGTAACGCATACGAAAAGTTTGATGCTAGTACAGCAGCTCCGCAAGCAGGCGGCAATAAAGAATTAGATGCTATTGTAGCAAAATATGCAAAGTCGGGTATGACATTAGATGACGTAGCAAAAATGGAGCAGGAAGCAGGTAGTGATAGCAATGCTAGATATGTACTTGCATATGCAGCCAAAACTTTGGGTCTTGAAG